CTACACGTATAGAGATGCAGCTGTCGTCGGAAAAGTATGCGAAGTAAACCCTGTCAGGAGGATCGATCAACTTATCAAAAGTGTTGACTAATATCTTCTGAGATGGTTTCTTCACAAATTCCGCCTGACAGCCCAGGTAATAGAACGGCTCCCTCGCCATTCCCGCCTTCAGATACTCTGTCATCATGAAACCCAAGAGACTGGCCGAAACGCCTAGATCCCCGATTGCCCGAGGATACTTGCCTGGTTTCGCCCACTCAAACTTCTTGAGTTTATAAAGCACTTTTCGCAGCCAAGTGTCGGTCGCCAAGTCCCCACTTTCACACAAATCTACCCAGGCTTGAATCCTGAGCTCCCGCTTATCGTGCGGCATGTCGTGAAAATCACGAGCCATCTGCACTAGTGTGGTGAAGGGGTTGAAGGCGTCCGCCATTTGCGTGCGCAGCTTCGTAAGGAAAATGGTTGAATTTCCTATGAAGAGTTTCTGATTGTACCTTGTGTACGCGTGCCATTTTACATGTCGCTGGAGTGAAGACAGGCTAACTTCAAAATCTCCAGGTGGTTCCCGATATGCCAACAATCGCCGAGCAGCGTAACGCAAACTCTGATCGCAATCAGCGTATATGCGCCCGTTGTGGTCGATGTTAGCAAAGAAAGCGGTTCTATAGTACCCGTCATCAAAGACAGGCAAGAACGGCCGGAGAGCGAGCGGGAAAATTACATCGCCTCCTAACAAGTGCTCCCCCCCCCGGAGCACTGTAAAGTCCGTACGCGGATGGTACGCTTTGCTCCAAGAGCAGTCGTCAGGATTGGTGGGAAGGATTCTGACTACGCCTCTGTAATGTCGTCCCCAGACATCACAGGGCGCTATTAGTTTATCGGACGGCGGCATACCGGCTGACCAATCTTCAGCCGGTACTCCAATATTGCTTTCGTTTGGACAAAATACCACACAGTATTGTTCTCAGCCTCAAGCCTGGAATTCCAGGCCAGGGCGAGAACCGGGTAATTGGTCTTGATGGTGCTCATGCACTTTTCAACTTGAGCAATTAAGCTCGAGCAAAATTGGAGGTCGTTCGTAAACGCTTTGGCACGCCTAAGCGTGTCATCTGCCCGTAACAGGCAGAGCAAGTGGAGAAAGATGGGTTGATCCCAAAAGACATCATCATATATGGACGTCAACACGTTGATATAATCTCGGCGTTTGTGCGTCAGTCCAAACATGGTGGTGGCTCCCAGGCCGTACGTGGTAGTGGCCGCTCCATCAATGTCGGTGATGATTGCCCCATCGAAGTGAGAATCAATCTTCGCCAACTGCTTCGTGTACTCGGTAAAAAGAGCTGAAGCTATGCGGCCACCTATCCTGTCGTGAAGTCGACTCCACGTATTGGAGTGCGCGTGGCGAGTCTCCCCATTGACTAGCAACGGCACTTTCCTCATGACAGGCGTGGACTCCTTGTCGGTCACCAACCAGACCAGTGGTCTCGGCGGTGGCGGAGGGGGTTTGACCTTACCCTTAAGTCTCAAGTCCGGACCTCTAGGTCTCGACACCCTGATGGATGTCACACACTTGAGGGTTTTAGCCCCTCCTCTCGCCACTACTCGACCACTCCTCCTGGTTGCCGTCTTGACCAACGCTACTCCACGCTGCGTTCGACTCGGGGGTCCCAACGCTGGATCAACCTCCGGCAATGCATCCACGACCACCTCGTCTCCTTTATCGCTGATGGAGGGGGTCGACGACACGACCGAAGTCTTGTCCTCTTCCTCCTCGACTGGCTCCTTGAGGGCGGGGGTGGCGGGCGTGGGGCCGGGCGCCCCTTCCTCGCTGGGGCTTTCCTTCTCCTCCTCTTCCTTGCTTTCACTGAGCAACAAGGGACCCTCAGATACGGTGGCGATGGGTTTATCGTCTCCTCCGTCTCCGAGGGCTACTCTATCGGATTGTGCTACAAAAATGAACTTGCTATCTTGCACGATGAGTATTTTGCCGTCCTCATCTACGATGGGGAGGGCTGCCCGTCTGCTAACGGGTCTCACAGGCCTTGACACTGCGGGGCTTTTAAGGTCTTCCTCGACCCGGGCGCTTCGCCTAGAAGTTGGCATGCAAATGCTTGTTGTGGAAAAACCCGACAATTCCTGTCTCTCATTACGAGGTACACTAAGTGTTGGTAGGCTACGGCCTACAGGATGGTAATGTCGTTCTTTGCACTCTGGCACTTGACAAAGCTCAAACTCTTCAGTTTTGCTCCGGCCACTTTCGTGGTCTTTCGGGCTGCGGCGACGGCCCTTATCCCGCTCCAATTTACGGCGTTCATAGCCGCTCTTCACAACTAAGTGAAAATGAACTTCGTCGCATGGCCCGTCTCGTTGACAGGGCTCATATTTGGAGTCGGGGGGTGGAAAAGGGAACACAAACGAGTCGTCATCTGGCAAAAGATCTCGACGCCGTTGGCATTCCATTCTAGGTGTGTGAGGGTTAGGTGATCGTACTCCCGAAGAAGACCCTCTTCTTCGTTCGGGACGGTTGAGACGTGAGTCTCGAAATTGTTGGTCGCGAAAGCGACGGTTTGTATGACCTCGCGCATCAGGGCGGCTACGATGGTCATGGGGATTTAGCGTTACGAGGGCAGAAGGAGATCCCTTACTCTTCAATCCTCTAGTGGTGGCTCCGCCTTGATTGCGGCGCTTTAGCCCGCCACGCGCATCAGGGCGGCTACGTGGCTGTCGAGTTCGTGGTTTGCCGGTTCGTACCATTCCAGGTACGCGACTATCCGGATGCCGCTGCGAGGGGTGGCCTATGGGACCGGGGTTCTTTTCGTCCATGGGGGGTTAAAAAGGGAGGGGTGACCACGACCGGTGGACCGGGGGAGAGACAGACTCCCACTGGGCTATAGGTTTCTGTGTTGCTGGCCTAGCAACACTCAGTCATTATGGGTGACTGGACCCAAATGCCGGGCTGAACCTCCCGGAAACGACCGATCACTGTCGTGAAGATCATGGAACCTGTCATATGTAAGCTATCTACGACGGCGCCTTCTTCGCACTTTTTGCTTCCCCTTCCGCGGGGCCGGGGGTGGGCGCGCACGACCAGGGCGACGACGATTCTGACGTACAGAATCTATCATCTCCGCTATGGCGTGCACTCCTTTCCCAGCAGCAGCTACTCTTGGCATGGGTAGAGAGCTGGCGATCGCTGAGGTCGCTTTGATTCCTTCCAATATGGTGGCCCAAAAATCCGGGTTGTCCTTGGAGGGGACTGACACCGGAAGAGACTTGGCCAACTCATGGTAGAAGTCAATGGCTCTGCGATCTATTGGCGGAGAAGCGTGTGCAATAGAGTGGGCGAGTGAAGAAGCAGCTGGTTTCATCTCCCAGGTGCGCCAAATCTTCAAAATGAAGACTTGGGATGGTGACCCTTCTGGTACTTCGACTCGAAATACGATGGAATCAAACCCGTTGTCCCACACGACAGCCGGCCCTCTAAAGGTGCAGGCTATCGGTGGATCAGCGGAAGTCTGATACCCATCGAATGAGGAAGAGAGGGTCACATCATCTAACGCAGGAAAGAAGTTGAAATCGGCTTCTTTGCTCATGGCAACGGAGTACGAACCCTCCCTCACGGGGGCCACGTTGGCCTCCGATGAGAGTGGATTCTTAAATAGGGCTTCCGTTCCCAATATGTGGTAGTTGCTTACAGCCCCAGTAGCCTGATTCGTGATCTCTCGATTCAGGGGGGTCTTGTAGGTAGATATGGTGCCGAATTGGGTGAAGGCATTATTCACCACCACCATCTCGGCAGAATGGGCCACTAATCGGGCTTCAACAACCTCGGCAGAGTTATTCACCTTCAATTCGGGTTGGCCGTTGGTGCCACACCCGGGAAAAAGTGTTGTGGCGTCTGGAAAGAGGCCACCGATACCCTGAGTTCCAGCTCGAAACTGGACTGCTAGGTCAGGGTCAACTGTGCCGGCTTGGAAGGCTTCATAGTAAGCGGATCCTGCGGTGGGGGTGACGACGATAAAAGTCACACCCCCCGGGAGGCATTCAACCGTCGTGTACACAAAGTCCTTCTTGGTAAAAGTCGGACCCGAGTACTCGTCGGGGATACCTTCCAGGGGTAGATTCTCAAAGTCAGGAGAGGCTGTGGCGGTCTTGAGAAATGCCGCAGCGTCCGAGTTAAATTTGGATTGTGCCATATGTGTTGTACGGCCCAGGTTTTCTCTCTTTCTTGCATGTCTCTCCAAAGGATACCGGATGAGTCCAATCGTGGCTGAAAAGCTATGGGGTCCGCGACAGAGGAGTGAATAGTTGCGGCTGTACCGGACAGTGGCAATACTAGAGGTAGGGCATGATCAGTTGGTAACCCGGACTTCCCGGGGGCGGGCTAAGCCGTCGCTAGTGAGAGCGACAAAAGAACG